TACTATCCGAGTAAATCCCCCGAATCCAAACTAATCCGAGGTAATCCAAATGTCTTTCGCAGACCTTAAAAAGCAATCCAAACTGGGCTCCCTGACCGCAAAACTGGTCAAGGAAGTCGAAAAGATGAATAACAATAGCGGTTCCAGCGGCGATGATCGCTTGTGGAAACTGGAATGTGATAAGAGCGGCAACGGTTATGCCGTTATCCGTTTCCTCCCTGCTCCCGAAGGAGAGGACCTTCCTTTCGTGAAACTCTACAGTCACGCCTTCCAAGGTCCTGGTGGTTGGTATATTGAGAACTCCCTGACCACTCTTGGTCAGAAGGATCCTGTGTCTGAGTACAACACGATGCTGTGGAACAACGGCACCGATGCTGGTAAGGAAGCAGCACGCAAGCAGAAGCGCAAACTGACCTACATCGCTAACATCTATGTGGTCAAGGACCCTGCTAACCCTGCTAACGAGGGTAAGGTGTTCCTGTTCAAGTTCGGTAAGAAGATCTTCGACAAACTCACTGCTGCCATGCAACCTGAGTTTGAAGATGAGGAAGCAATTGATCCCTTTGACTTCTGGCAAGGTGCTAACTTCAAACTGAAAGCAAAGAACGTTGCTGGTTACCGTAACTATGACTCTTCCGAGTTCGCACGTCCTGATGCTCTCCTGGACGATGATGATGCTATGGAAGCAGTCTGGAAGAAGGAATATTCTCTCGCTGAACTTGTTGCTGCTGACCAGTTCAAGGACTATGATGCTCTGAAGAAGCGTCTTGATTATGTTCTGGGTGTTCGTGGTGTTCCTAAGATGCAGGACCCCGAAACTGTTGAGATGGAAGAGTCCTGGGAGCGTGAGCGTCGTGGTGAGTCTGCACCCGAGGTTCCCCAGTCTATGAAGGATGAACTGAGCAGTCTCTCTTCGAGTTCTTCTTCTGAAGAAGAAGATGATGCTCTGTCCTACTTCGCACGTCTTGCTGAAGATTGAAGTCTGATTACACAATAGACCGTGTAACCAAGTCTGATGCCGCAGATTTACTTCTGCGGTATCATTATCTTAAAGATATTTCGAAAGGTTTCAAATCTGGTTATAATTACGGTCTATACAAGAAAAATGACTTTTCACCTCTAAATATTGGAGGTATTCAGGGAGTCTGCATCTTTACTGGACTCCCTGTTCCAGAAATTGCAAAAGGCGCATTTGGACTAGAACGTAATGAGCAACAAGGACTCTTCGAACTCTCAAGACTCTGCATCCACCCCGATACTCAGCAGAGAGAGTATAATATCACTTCTTGGTTCGTTTCAAAGGCGATTAAGAGACTTAGAAAAGACACAGAAGTTAAAGCAATCATCTCATACGCTGATAGTGACCGCCATAGTGGTACAATCTATCGCGCTTGTAACTTTATGTATTGTGGATTATCAGATGCAAAAAAAGATTTCTACTATGCAGACGGAACTAAGCACTCTCGTGGCAAAGTAAAAGGTGCTGAGGGAGAATGGAAAGACCGCTCCCGCAAACACAGGTATGTGATGGTCTTTGATAAGAATCTTGACCTATTGTGGTGAGGTATTTCTAGTATTCTCTGTTATAGCTAGTCTTCTATTGACAAACTGAGAAGATTTTTCATAATGCATAATTCTTCTCATGTCACCAATATAGAGTTGTAAGTAATCTGGTTTTAAGATGTAAATGAATCTCTTATCATCATTCAATCTTGTCTCATATTCGTAGTTTGTAATTCCAGTTACTGGATTCAAATTCAATAATGTATTGCTTGGATTTGGAATAGTAAAGTTTGAGTCAACAACTTTACCTTTAGGAAGAATAACTCTTCCAGATGAATCTTTTACCTCAGTTGTCTCATAAAAACGAATCGCATTCAAATCTGTACCATACTTGTTCTCAGCGTAACGATATAAGTCTGCATCAGGAAGAGGCCACTGGTCATGCAAATTTACAATACCAGCAGACATCATAACAACCCAATCTAAATCACTAGACCCGTACAGTTGCTCAGCGATTGTGTCGGGTCTTTCTCCATGTCCAATCTCATACTTATTAAACAGAGTAAAAACATTTTGTAAGTCATCACGAAGTTTGACTCTTCTGAATAAATTTTTAACTCTTACATACTCAGTCGAGGAAGTTTTAGTTGATAATGGTGACTGGTAATATAAGTCTGGTAGTTCTCTGAAGTAAGACATTAGTAACCAACTCCTCCTACATTTTCATAATCTTCGGTATAAAGTGGGTTCAGTTCTTGGAAGTCAAGTTGCATCGTAATATGAACTGGTGTTCCATCATAATACGTTGCATATGTATTAGATCCTGTATAGTTAACGAGGACATTTGTGAGTGCCATCGGTAAAAACCTATTCAGGAATGGATGAGGACTATTTCCTTTTCTATACTCTAGTTGAAATACTTTCGGTGTCTTAATAAAGACTCCTTGCAAAGTAGATGACTCTGAAGTTTTTGATGGTGTCATAGACTTTTTCAAAGTTCTAATAATATTCTTTATTTCTTCGCCTTCTTTTGCACTTCTA